GGCGAAGAAAAAATAATGGCAACCAGCGGTACTAGAAGTTTCGAGCTGGACGTGGCAGATTATGTCGAAGAGGCATTTGAGCGATGCGGACTCGAGCTTCGCACTGGTTATGACCTCCAGTCGGCTAATCGATCACTCAATCTAATGCTTGCAGAGTGGGCCAACCGTGGGCTAAACCAGTGGACGGTTCAGCAGAAACAAATTCCCATGGTTGCCGGTCAGGTGACTTATGAAATTGATTCTGTCACACCAACAGCAACGATTGATGTGCTCGACTGCTTCATCCGTGAAACCGTTGTTGGTTCTCAGACGGATATGCCGCTAAGCCGATTGTCGCGCTCTCAATACACTGCGTTGGTGACCAAGACATCAACGGGCAAGCCCAACCAGTTCTACATCAACAAACAGATTACGCCAACGGTTACTGTTTGGCCGCAGCCTGATCAATCAGGCACGTATACAGTAATTTGCAACATCCTGCAAAGAATTGAGGACGCGGGTACTGGAGCCAACACGACTGACGTTCCTTTCAGGTTTTATCCCTGCTTAGCTGCGGGGCTGGCTTACTATATGGCACTGAAGCGAGCGCCAGACAAGGTTGGTCTTTTAAAACAGCTTTACGAAGAAGAGTTTGACAGGGCGATGTCTCAAGATGAAGAAAGAGCATCATTTAACGTGGCGCCAAACCTGCGGAGTTACAACAATCCATAATGACCTTTGCATCAGACCAAAGAGCTTACGGGATCTGTGATATAACAGGCTTTCGCTATCGCCTGCGCGATATGAAAAAGACGTGGGACGGCCTGCTGGTTGGGCCGGATCAGTGGTCGCCAAAAGAGCCTCAATTAATGCCCACGCCAGCAGTCGCTGACCCGCAGGCGTTGAGAAACCCAAGGCCAGACCCAAACGCTGACGGCAATGACAATACTTTATTTACCGTCTACACAAATACAGGTGATGGAATTCTTGGCACTCTTCTGGAGGTTTTTACGGTTCAATCTAATGTTGGTGAAATACAGGTACAAATAACATGAGCTTCACGTTAGCGACATTAAAGACGGCCATTCAAGATTATTTGCAGGTTGATGAAACCACATTCAATAATAGCTTAGACACGTTTATCGTTCAGGCTGAAGATCGAATCTTTAGCATGGTTCAATTTCCAGCGCAGCAATCAACAGCAACTATCAGTCTGATTCAGGGCGCGAGATACCAAACGACGCCAGTAAATTTTTATTCGCCAATATCACTTTACGTGGCCAGCGGTAATACGTACACGCCGCTGCTTTTAAAGAACACTTCTTTTATGCGGGAATACGCGCCCAATTCAACAACAACCGGCCTCCCGCGATACTACGCGATTGGTACTACAGGCGCGGTTGACGACACGACCACGCAGCTTGAGATAACGCCAGTGCCAGACCAAGCCTACACGGCAGAGCTTGTATTTGTGAGTAAGCCAGCGAGCCTGACATCGCAAACCAGTGGGACAGTGGTTTCTGAGCAGTACCCAGACCTTATACTTTACGGTGCCTTGGTAGAGGCGGCAATATTTTTAAAAGAGGCTCCAGATGTGCTCAGCACTCTTGAGACCAGATTTAAAGAAAACGTCGGTCGTGCAAAAAACATGACGGAGGGTAGAAATACCCGAGACGAAAATCGCTTCGACCAGCTTCGTTCTAACGTGAGTTAATTATGAGCATTCACAACATCCTTGGCGTTGGCGTAGGAAACATCAAAGTAAAAATTGATGAGAGAAGAACGCGCTCCCCAGAGCAGCACGCCAGAATAGCTTCAGCAAAAATAATTGAGTTTCTTGAGCGTTCAGATATGGCGATACCCGAGAGCTGGGGTTTTGAAAGCTCCCGCGATATGATTGCATCAATTATACTTTCATCAATTAAGGACGCGATCGATTCTGATCATTTAATGATGTTTGAAAAGGACATCAATGACGAAAGTTTTATTGGTAGGCTTTTGACCGAAGAGGAATAATTGTGGCAATTACGTCGGCAGTATGCAACTCATTCAAGCAAGAGATTCTTGTTGGAACACACGATTTCACCGCAGGCACAGGCGATACATTTAAAGTTGCCTTGTACCTTAGTACGGCTAATTTAGATGCCGCAACAACTATATACACTGTGACGGGCGAGACAAGCGGAGCCGGTTACTCGGCTGGCGGTGGGGTCTTGACCAGCGTGACTCCTGCACTTGATGGCAACTCAGCCGTCTGTGATTTTGGTGACATTGCTTTCAATAACGCCACCATCACTGCTAGAGGTTGCTTGATTTATAACTCAACAAAGGCCAACAGGGCCGTGTGTGTGGTTAATTTTGGATCAGATCAGATTTCGACCGGAGGCAACTTTACTCTTGTCTTTCCCGACCCAACATCTTCGCAGGCAATAATCAGGCTTAGCTAATGGCGCTGCAAAATTTTGATTTTAAAGCAGGGATACAGAAAGATGGTACGGAATACTCAGACCGAGGAAGTTGGAGCGACGGCAGCCTCGTTCGCTTCAGAAAGCAGCGGGTTGAAAAAATAGGTGGGTGGTCTGCTCGCGGCACTTTCATAAAAACATTTCTTGGCTCACCTAGAAATATAGTTTCTTGGGCCGTGATTGAAGGCTCAGAGTTTCTAGGCGTCGGCACCACATTTAAATACTATATTGAGCAGGGTGGCATTTATTATGATGTCACGCCGATCAGAAGAAGCTCCCTTGCTGGTGAAGTGACGTTTTCCTGCGTGGATGGTAGTAGTGAGATTACTGTAACCGACACCTCCCAAACCGCAGACAATGGTGTCGTCTTAAATGACTTTGTTACGTTTTCTGACGCCGTAACGCTTGGAAGCTCAAATATCACCGCTGCCGTTCTCAACCAAGAATACCAAGTAAAGCGCATCGTTGCGTTGACTCAATTTGTCATTGAGGCTAAAGATCCCACCACCCTGAATCCCATTGTGGCTGATGCTACCGTCTCGGGCGGCGGCATCAGCACTGTTGCCGAGTACCAAGTTAATGTAGGACTTGACACTTACATCAGCAGCACTGGTTTTGGTGCAGCGCCTTTTGGCTTTTTTGGCTGGGGAAACCCCGTCTCTTTGAATGCCGCCAACCAGCTAAGGCTTTGGAACTCAGACAACTTCGGGAGAAACCTTTATATCAACCCGAGGCTTGGCGGAATTTATCGCTGGACTGAGGATGGCGGCATTAATCAACCAGCCGGAGTGGCGACAAGAGCAGTTGAGCTTCAGGAATTGGCTGGTGCCAACCTAGTCCCGACCATCGGACTTCAGGTTGTGGTGTCAGATGTTGCTCGCCACCTTGTAGTTATGGGTGCTGATCCGATTGTTGGGGGCGTAAGGACGGGCGTAATCGACCCGATGCTGATTGCATTTTCTGACGCGGAAAACGACTTAGACTTTGAGCCGCTATCAACTAACGCGGCTGGCTCCGTGCGAATTAGCTCTGGGTCAATAATTATTGGCGCAATAAAATCTCGCCAAGAAATTCTTGTGTTTACCGACACGTCTGTTTACTCAATGTCTTTTATAGGGCCGCCCCTTACCTTTGGCGTTAACCTTGTCAGTGAGGGTTATGGTTTGATTGCGCCTAACGCTGTGGCTAACGCGCCAAACGGCGTTTATTTTGCCACGGCGACAGCGTTTTACTTTTACTCAGGTTCGGTGAAAGAAATACCCTGCTCAGTCCAAGAGTACGTATTTACCGACATAGATTTTAGAGAGCAGTATAAGTGTCACATGGGAATAAATTCCGAGTTTGGTGAGATGTGGTTTTTTTATCCAAGCATAACGGACAACACACGAGAGATTAGTCGCTACGTAATTTACAACTATGAAGAGAACAACTGGTCGATCGGAAAGATGGATAGACGGGGCTGGATGGACAGCGGTCTATTTAATCTGCCTGTTGCAGGCGCGGTAAGAAATGATGACCAGAAGGAAGCTGTGCTTTACGACCACGAGGATGGTTATGACGCGGACGGGGAACCAATGACTGACGTTTTCATCCAGTCCGCCGACATCGACATTGCAGCCGGAGAGCAATTTGCATTTGTTAAGAAGTTGATTCCAGACGTTGAGTTTTTTCAAGACCCTCGTGTGGCGAGCGCCCCAGCAATCAATATCTCGCTGGAGACTAGGGACTTTCCATCTCAACCAAGGGTAACTTCAAACCAGAGCCAGATTACGCCCGAAACCCCTTACAAGAATTGGCGAGGAAGGTCTCGCCAAATTTCTTTAAAGTTCTCAAGCGACGATGACAACACAGAAGCTAACCAGCTTGGGTATAAGTGGCGGGTGGGGACAACTCGTCTAGATATTCAACCGTCTGGTCGCAGGGGATGAGCAGGCTCTTGCCAACCAACTTGCCTTTTGCTGAAGGGGAGAATACAAGCTCGTCAATCTATAACCAGCTTATACGCATACTGGAACTTAATCTTGTTCCTTTTGACCCGACCATCTCAGCAACTTACACGGCGCAACAATTAACGGAGTTACAGTTTCCGGCTGGCGCAATAATTTTTAACACTACCCTCAATGTTCACCAAGGCTTTGATGGCGTTGGTTGGAATAATCTGTATGAGCCTCGCTCAATCATTTCTGGCCAGCAAGCAGATTTTTTTGTTGGCAATCTGACTATTAATATAGTGTCAAATTTTGTGCCGACTGACCTCAGTGGCTTGTACCGATGGTATGACGCGGATGATTTAACCGCCCAAGCAGATGGGACAGCGATAGCGTCCTTTGACAACAAGGCGAGCGTAGGAAATCCAGCGACCCAGACGGTTGCTGCAAACAAACCTGTTAAGGAAACGGACGCTGGAGGATATACGTATCTAGATTTCCCTTACGCATCTGGCACAGAAAGATATATGCAGTGCGTTGAAACGATTTACAACACAACAGATCAGTACACAATTTTTGTTGTTTGTGAAAAAAGAACCACCGTCGGATTCGGCGCTCAAATGCCTGCCGGAGGATATTTTATCAGTTTTGGGAAGTTGGGAGTCGCCGCCAGCGGCCTATTTTACCCAACGGGCAGCAGCCCTTTTGACCCAACCTCCCTTTATTC